GCCAGCTAGTCAGGGGAGCTCCTGAGGGGGAGAAATCATGAGAGCAAAAAGAAATCACGTCTCCAGGGAGTCTGAGGTTAAAATCAGTAATTTTGTATCCAAGTTTGGCATACGTATTAACTATCCTTTCCTCATCCTCACCTGGGAAGACAGGTTCAATGCAATCATCTCCATTACAAGCAAGACCCGAAAGTCTGCGAGTAATTTCCTCTGGCGGCACGTTGTGGAGTAACATTCGTACTATAGACAATATAGCACGGCACTCACTATTTACAGAAGAGGTTCTAAAAGAACCACTTTTCATAATTGTTTCAATCAATGAGAGCCAAACACTCCCGTCGGACAAAGCCCAAAGGCCTCTAAACATACACCAAAGGTGGTTCCGCATGGAATTGGTCCACCAATCCCTACTGCTGTCATCAGGAAAATCAGAGATCTTCACTTGATAATCTGCAGCGGAATCGGCTAACCACTCTTTCATGCTGAAATCCCACCCTTGGACGTCGTCGTCCGCTAGGGGTTCTTTCTCTCTGAAAACAGTAGAATAAAGTTTGCCGACCGTAGGATCGTCGAAACCTATACCAGGCTTGGTAGGAAGGTCATGAAAGCGTTGGATGCAAGTGCGTTGGTACGCACCATACAAATATCGCTCGACAATCTGATCAACAACATCACGCATGGCTATTAAACGAAAACGGCCAGAAGCAATCTTGGCTTGAGTATGGGGCTCATCCTTGACTCGCGTCTTAGTGAGACCAACCAAATTATTCTCAAAATGCTCGACTGGGGTCATCTCTCGAACAGACTCATGAGGGGTCTGTGAGAGACTCTGTAAACGTAAAAACGCCATTTGTATGAGGAGGTGACCCTCCTCTTCAACTAGCTTGCGGTTGTTTGCTGCGACGGCATCATAAGGGATGCCGGGAGTAGAATCAGCTTTCAAATCGTTGCACATAATGTGCGCCAATGAAACCATTAACTCCTCATCAGTAGGCTTTCGCCTAAAGACTCGCGGCATGACACTTGCAAAGATGTCAACCGCCTCCTGTATTAAGGGAACAGGAGGAACCCATGAAGGGGCCGAGGCCCGATTTAATTGGAGAAGTAGTGAGCCAAGCTCAACTCCACTTCCGAAGCATGGGCGCCCATAACCGGAAACTTGCTTAGCAATGTTTTCCATGTCTTGGGCCAAGGTTTCAATCGATGGATTTCCCTCACCATAAGTTCGTTGGACAAGTTCTGCAACTCTGGATATTTCTCCCGGAGTAGCTGAACGGAGTTGAGATAGAGTTTCACACTCTTTGCTCGCTTCTGTCTTAGGAGAAGCCTGTTGTTGGCCGCCTCTAATTTGAGTCGTTCCGACTCTAATTGCTTGACCTTCAACTGTAGGACTTTCAGCTCGTTGGAATCCGCAGAGACCATAGTAATGATCTCTGGCGAGGTTTCCAAAGCCCCCTCCACCAGTTTTGGCTGGGGAGGGGTCACCGAGTTTAAAGGAACAGGATTGTCAAGCTCTTCTTTTTCTTTTGGGGGAACAGAAGATTGGAGGACCGTTGCAGGTTTCTTTTTCTTATTGCGCCTCTTCTTAGATGGTGCGACAGGGGGAACGGGTAAAACCTTCTTAGGAAGATTCTCCGCCAATTCCACTCTGTCTCCCCATTTGAGAGGAGGAGCAATTTTGAGCTTGTTTAGAATAGCTTCAGCT